ATGTGAACGATTACATTGCCGACCCTGCGCTGGTGGCTACGGCTGATGTGGTGAACAGCCTGCCCGATAAGGACACGGAAAACAAGCTGTACGTGTTGAGCGAAAAGGGCAAGCTGGAGTACTTGACACCCGATGGGGCAATGGATCTGAAAAAGCTGGAAATGGAGGATAACGAAAAGCACATTTTCCGTGAGACCTTTACACCAAACATTGACTTTGAGGTGCTGCGCAACCTTACCAACGTAAGTGGCAAGGCTCTCCAGCAGATGATGCTGCTTGCTACCATTAAGGCTAACAAGCGTAAGGAAACGCATGACGAGTACCTTACACGTACCATAAGCCTTGTAAAGGCGATACTCTCCAACGTAACCAACATTGAGCTGCACGCACAGCTGGAGAAACTGGTGGTTAAGCATGAGTACCAAGAGCCGTTTGGCGAGGATATTGCAGAGGCTATTACCAACGCAGTTAAGGAGAAGAATGCTGGTGGCATGAGTACAGAAACGCTCATTGAGCTTAACCCTCTCATCCGAGACAAGCAGCGTGAAAAGGAGCGCATTGCAGCAGAGGAGGAGAAAAAGCGTGAGGAGGAGGAACGCAGGCAGCAGAGCGTTTTCCAAACATCCTATGAGTAGGTGGCACGACTATACTATTTGCCATAAAGAAATTTAATTGTGTGACCATTGCCAGCAAGCCATACGTGAGTACCGCTGCTGGCGCACTGGGCTGGGCAGGCGCAGTGCCGGCTGCATGAGCGGAGGGAGCGCAGAGGCTACAAGTGAAAGCGTGGCAAACACTCCAAAGCAGATGCAGCTTGCATCGGGGTTCAACTCCCTGCCAGCCCTCTAACAAAACAAGAGAGCGACATGCAAAACCAAGAGCTTACATACAAAGCCATATACAGCAAGCTGGCAAAGCGCACAGAGAAGTACGCAGCGGATGTACGCAATGTGTACCTAAAGCGCATGGGCGAGATTGCCATGCTCTGTGAGGGTGTTGAGATACCCGATGGCAAGGTTTTCCACTTTAACGACTACCCCGAAATAGCAACAGAGGCGCAAAAGCAGCTGCGTGCTATGTACAGCGAGCTGTACCAGTGTGTGAGGGGCGATGTAACAAGGGAGTGGTACTATGCCAATGATGATGTGGATAGGCTGGTTAAGGCAATGTTTGGCAAAGAGGCAGCAGAGCAGCCACACTTTGCCAAGTACTTCCAACGTAACAAGCAGGCTATGGATGCCTTTTTTGCACGTAAGCAGGATGGGCTGGATTTAAGCCAGCGCATTTGGCGCATTGTCGGTGAGGGTAAGGAGGAGCTGGAGCTGGCACTGGATTTGGGGCTGGGTGAGGGTATGGATGCAGGAGAGTTAAGCAGGGAGGTGAGAAAGTACCTGCTTGAACCCGAAAAGCTGTTTAGGAGGGTGCGGAATAAGCACGGAGAACTGGTTTTGAGCAAGGCTGCAAAGGCTTACCATCCAGGGCAGGGTGTGTACCGCTCCAGCTACAAGAATGCCATGCGAGTAACACGCACAGAGACAAACATGGCATATAGGGCTGCAGACATAACACGCTGGCAGCAGCTGCCGTTCGTTATCGGCTACGAGGTTAAAACGAGCAAGAGCCATAGGGAGAGGATGCCACAAGGGGATATTTGCGATGACTTGGCAGGTGTGTACCCAAAGGGCTTTATGTACAAGGGCTGGCATCCCCACTGCCTCTGCTACATTGTGCCAAAGCTCTGCACGGATAAGGAGCTGGAGGAGCTAACTGGGCGCATACTGGAGGGCACGGAGGATGAGTTTACACCTGCTGGCATGGTTGAGGATGTGCCACAGCAGTTTAAGGACTGGGTGGCAGAGAACACAGAGCGCATTGAGGCAGCACAGAGCCTGCCTTATTTCCTGCGTGACAACTACCCGAATGGCGATATAACAAAGGCTGGCAAATGGGTGCAGCAGATAGCTAACGAGGCTGGCATGGGCAATATGGCACAGCTGGTAGCAAAGAGCGAGGTGGAGCTGGCAAAGTTCGCCAACGTGCAGGCTATGAGCCAAGAGGCATGGGAGGCAAGCAGTAACTTTGTGCCTGCAGATGGTGAGGAGTTGGAGCTGCTGTTGAGCGCAAAGAGTGGCAGTAACTTTAACTCTGTGTACACGCTGGCAGAGCCTGCCACAATGGAGGCTATACTAAAGCAGGCTGGCAAGGGTGTGGATGCATTTAGCGGATGGCTCTCAAAGGAGGAGCTTGCAGAGCTGGAGCGTGTCGCTACCATGGCAAAGTACTCCACAAAGCAGGAGGGCAAGCTGGTGGCTGCGATGGGGCGCAAAGAGCTGGAGTATGCGCTGGACGGTGGCAAGACTGCCCAGTTTGGGCAAAGCCTGCACTTTGGCACTAACTACGCAAAGGCTGCAAAGAGTGCTTTGGCAGCAGAGGAGGAGCAGGTGCTGGTTATTGTGCGCACTCCTGCTGGCAGCAGGTACGTGCAAACCATGGCTGGAGAGGCGCAGCAGGCGGTAATGCTGCCAAACACCAAATACAAGCTGCTTGGCACAACGGAGAAAACCATTGTGCAGGCAGGCAAGAGTACAAAGCTGGTGCAGTATGAGCTGGAGCTGGTGGATGATGGCAGCAAGTTTGTGAGCCAGCTGGTTGCAGATAATGCAAAGGTACAGAATGAGCTGGCAGCGTTTAACAAGGCAAAGCACGCAGCGGAGAACGTGATAAAGGCTGCACAAAATGGGCACTATGAGCTGCTGGGCATTGATACCATGGGGCTGGAGGAAATGCTGGTTATTGGCAAGGCTACCACAGCAGAGATTAAGGCAGAGACACAGCAGCTGGCTAAAGCAATGGCAGCAGCTAAAAAGGCTGCACTGGAGGAGGCAAAGAGCCAGCCGAACCTTTGGCAGCTCACGCAGGAGTATGGAGAGGCTACTGCTAACGGATTTATGGCAAACTGGCAAAAGCACATGGCAAAGAGCAGCATCTACACCACACCCGAACTTTTCCTCAAAAAGGTTATTGACAAGGAGCTGTACTATGCAAAGCTGAACCCCACAAAGTACTCTACCACTGGAAAGTTTATAGAGTACATGGAAAAATTAAAAGTGCAGTACGAGGCAAAGGTGCAGCTGGATGCGATACAGAGTGAGATAGATGCGGTTGTTACATTTGCCAGCACATGCAAGGCTAACGCAAAGATACATGGCATGGTTAGCGACCTGCTGCAATATACAAGTAGCACAACGCTTGATATGGCAGCTATAAAAAGCAGGCTGGCTACTGCGCAGGCTGAAATGGATAGGCTGCAAAAGGAGCGCATAAAGCTCATGGCAAAGAAGATGGGGCAGGAAATAGCGCAGACTGGAGGCATAGACATGACAGCCGTATATACGCAGGATGAGCTGGATAAGTATAACCTGCTGCATAGTGAGCTGCAAGCATTGCTTACCAAGGCAAAGGGAGATTGGCGAGATTATGCAGTGGTACAGAAGCAGGAGGAGCTGGCAAAGTATGTTACGCAACTGGGAGAGAAATACCAAAGTGTAAACCCAGTATTGCCACACATAGGAGGTGTTACCGATGCACAGATAAAACAAGCCATTAAGGACTATTTGGCGGCAACACCCAAAAGCTACACTTTCCAAGCTCCAGTTGGCGGTGCTTACCAAGCGGACTACTGCGAGCAGTATGCACTTAAAATCGGTGTGCCAAAGGAGGAGTTGAGCCTGCTGCGCAGGTACACAAGAGCCAGCGGCTTTATTAACGACTACAAGCTGCAAAACGATGGCTGGAGGTACACATGCAGGGTAACATCACCAAAGGAGCTTAAAGAGCTGCAAGAGCTGCTGGATAAGTACGAAATCTCCTACAATGGCATTTGTGAGAAGATGCCAAGGTACAACAGCCACACGTTTAGAGGTGTGAGGGTAAAAGACCCAGCAGGATTCCAGCAAATGATAGATGATTTGCAGGATGCATACAAAAATGGTGGCACATGGGTAAGCGTAAACCCAATGAGTACAAGTAGGCGCATATCTGTTGCAGATGGCTTTGGTACTGATGCCACATTCTTGATACATGGGCGTACTGGTGTAAGCGTAAAGCCAATAAGCTACTACACGACAGAGGATGAGTATGTGTTTAGGGCTGGCAGCAAGTTTAGGGTGCTGCGCATAGAGAAAGCCAAGAAAGCGGACATTGCACACAAAGGAAACTGGATAATTGAGTTGGAGGAGATACTATAAAAAGAGAGCATGGTGTTTTGCCATGCTCTACTCATTTATTTGCCGTTATAGCTTTGCCAGTACCTCTCTTTGTCTGCATCCGCTACACGATCTATTTTGCCCTGCACAAACTCATGCCATTGCTGGCTGCTTATTTGCAGGTTTTCCGTGCTCATAAAATGCCCATGCTCCAGCTCCCACCACATATTAGCGTACACTCCTTTTTTGATGTCGCTGTAATACTTGTATGGGTTCTGTGCCTCTCCCTTGTACCACTTGTAATAGCTGGGCAGCTCATCGGCTGGCACAATGTTAAACTGGGGCTTGTAGAAACGCTCCAAGTGTGCATGTTCGTAAAGGTACAGCGTGTAACGCTTGCAGGCACAGCTGCACCACTCCTCATCGAGCGCAAAGCCATAGGCAATAAGTGCAGCCTCCAAGCTCTCAAACACGCTTTGAGGCTCTTTGTGCTTCTCAAAGAACTGCATCCATGTTGTGCCCTCTACCTTGCTGTATTTCTCCCATCCATTAATCCACCAGCACTCAAAGCACCAAAAGGCACTGGCAATGTAGTTATACCTCATTGCGTGTGCTCCCTGCTTCTCGTTTATCTCCTCAAAAGGGTTGCTTTTCTCCCCTTTGTAGTACTTTAATTCCGTTTGCTTTTCCATAACGCTTTGATTTATAATGGTTACTTATCTTTCTATTAGTGGTAGTATTCCGTGCTTTTTCAGCAGCTCATAAAGAAAGAGCCTGCCCGACTGCCTCCAGTAGGTGTGCATTGCAGTGCCATAGCTGCCATCACCTCTTTGGTACTCATGTGTAACGCTCTGCGTGTAGCCTTGTGCAGCATGGCAAGTGTACAATATCCATTGCCCATTAACCTTATACTGCACACGCAGCTGTGCCAGCATCTTGTTAAACGTAACTGCGCTGTACCCATAATCGGCTGCTATCTGTGTAATCGTTACCAGCTCCTTACTGGCAAGCACATGCTCTATATAGCTCTTTTGCTCCTGCACCTCTGCAACCTGCGCAGCCAGCACCATGTTTTGCTCTTGCAGTGCCTCTATTTGCTCCTGCTGCTGTGCGTTTGCCTGCCTTTGCTCCAGCAGCTGCTGTGCCATACCCAGTACCAGCGCAGGGTCTTGCAGCAAAGCCTCCAGCGTGGGCTGTGTGGCTGTCATGCCAGTAGTAAGCAGCTCTTTTATGCGGTCATTGCACCAAATGGCAAACTTTGGGCTTAACCAGCGTGCAAACTCTATTGCTACATCCTCATGCATCCAAGTGCCCTGCTGCTTTACGTTACCACCTTTAACCACCTGCACCAGCTCCGATGGGCAAATCTGCCTATCGGCTGATAGCATGGCAATAAACTCCTTACTGGCATCTGTTCGCAGCCAGTCCTTTGGTGCTTTGCCAAAACCTCCTGCCATCTGTGTGGCATTAACCATGAGCCTGCCACCGGCTCTCTTGAAACTCACTGGTGCTTGCTCATACTGGAACACCTGCACCGCTGTTGCTGTTGTGTTGCTCATACTGCACTACGTGTAAAGAAAGAGGGGCAAAGTGTGGTGTACGGAGGTGGGAGGTGTACAGCCAGCAACAATGCCCCAATGTTCCTTTATCAGCCATCTGCCAGTGCTCCCACACAGCTGGCAGTGCTGTAACGAGTACAAAAATAACTATAATATGAGACAGCAAAAAATAATGTGTGCAGAATTTTTGTAAGTAGCTAAATTTTATGGCATTTGCCAGCTGTAAAAGCCACCATTGGTGCTCATATCCTCCCAAACAAAGAGGCATTTGTCGCTATATTGGCAGTTGCTGGCATTATACTCCAGTTGCTTGTATGTGTACCTGCCCGAAAGGTAGCCATTTGTGATGTTGCTGGGGCAGTACACAAGCAGCGTATATGTGCCGAACTCTGCACCGGCAATGTAGCCAACGCCGGAGGAGTAGGCTGCTTTAGCCTCGCTGCCTCCATGCTGCAGAGCAATACCCTCTGCCAGCTTTGGTTGCTCTGCTGCCAGCGTGCTTGCAGGTACATCAAACAGCATCGTGGTGGCACTCCATGGCTTCGGGCTGTAAAACTCACTGCCCTTTGGTGCAATACTCTCCAGCACATCCACCTTAATGTAACGCTCACTCTTTGCCGGCTCGTTATCACCATCCGAGCTGCACCCTGCCAGCGCAACAGCTGCCAGCAGTG